GTACACCCGGTTTTTGTTGAGCATGTTCTGGATCATGTATGGCGCTTCGACCATCTGCCCCTGACCGACTGGCGTGCGGTTCTCGTACCAGTGCGAGACGAGCAGCTGCATCGCCTGGATGTCGCCGAAGGGAATCTGCGGACCAAGCATCGCCGACGCTCCCACCACCCCAGCCAAGGCCGGAGCCGAGAGCGTAGCAACGCCTAACGCGACAGATTGGACGGTGGTCAGAAGAGCCCCCCCTGGGCAGCCCGCACCATGAATGCTGATTACCGATCCAACGTCGGCGGAAGTGAACGTGTAGCCCGTGACACCTGTCAGCACTGTCGCACTCTGCGCAATTGAGACTATGATCGGCACGGCGCCGACGGTGTAATCGATCCACACGGCGTTGGGTTCGCAGAGAGTGATGGGCCACGGCAGCCCCCCCACAAGCGCCGGCATGCGGCTGACCTGCGCCGGATCGCGACGATTGTTCAGCACATATTGCCCCGGATCGAGCGTTTGCACGGCCCCGGTCAGGTCGATGTACTGGATCTGCGTAAGCTTGAATAGCGGCGAGCGGGAGAGCTCGAAGTGATGGTAATGGAAGCGGTGGCGGCGATGCTCGCCCAACCCCAGAGCGCCTGCGTAGTTTTCGAGCAGCGAAAGCGGCAGGTGGTTTCCTGGGAAACACGGGTAGTACTCGCGATAGCCCCGCTGGATATAACAACGGCTGGTTTGCGTCTCGGCAACCTCGCGGGCGGAAGAGATCAGCAACGCAAGGTAAGAGTCCTGCGACGTGTCGCCCGCATCGACGCGGAGCTGCTGCTTGACCATAAGCAGACTGATCGGCTCCGAGGACTGCGGCGACGTAAGTACGGGATCTCCAACCATGGGAACCTTTCAAAAAAGTGAGGGGCAGGCTTCGGGGTTGAACCGAGGTCAGCAGCTGGCCCGCTGCCGTTCTACCGTTGAACTATGGCCGGCCAAAAGAGTGGGGCGCCCAGGCGGAAGCAATCTCCGCCCGGGACCCTCAGACTGTACGAAGTACCCTAGGCGACGCCGTAGGCAGGGCTGATCACCAGCGTGGTGCTGGCGATGGTGTTCACGTCCTGTGTGGTGGGCTTGGACCCGGGCATGTACTGGATTGCGATCAGCGAATCGACCACAGAGCCGGCCGCGCCGCCGCGCACGACCTGCGCAGTGACATACCGGTCGGTGGGCCGGTACAGGTCGAGGATGGCCGCTTCATTCGCCACGCCAACCGAAGCCAGCGCGCCGAGCAGATCCTGTTTATCGGAGCCGTTCGAAGCCGACCCACTGGAGGCCTTGACGCCGGGAGTGCCATCGGTGAAGGCGCCCAGTGCCAAGACAAACAGAACGCCGTCGAAGCCCGCCATATCCAGCGTGGTGCCCACGATAGTGGTTGTGCCGACCGCAGCAGATGGCGACACAACCGTTACTTTTACGTTGGAAGAAAGGTTCATAGTGAGACCTCCGTCTCAGAAGCTGATGAAGATGGGTGAAGGAAGGAGAGCCGGGCTGGTCCAGCGCGGCTCCCCATTCGCAAGCGGACCGCGCTAGGAGTTCTTGATGCGGACGAAGGCTTCGGCCAGGACCGGCATGCCGTCCACTTCCGTACGGGCAATGTAGAGGTTCTGGTTTTGCAGAGCAGCGAGCTCGAGCAGCACCTGAACTTCCATATCCAGCGCGTCGACGATCTCATACTTCGAGAAGTCGCCGACGATGCCGATGTACTGCCCGGTGGTCAACGTGTTGGGCGCGTACTCCGACATGTAGAACGGGCGGTTGAGGATACGATCCGGCTCGCCGGCGGTGATGCCCGGTTGCCAGAGGTACTGGCCGTACTGATCCTTGAGCTGACGGATCGCCTTGACGATGGTGCGGTGGAAGATCCAGACAGCCTTCGACTGGTACTGCGCCTTCAGTGTATACAGCGCGCTGATGAGGCAGTCGGCGCCGTTGGTCGACGGGAAGCCGGTTGCCGAACCTGTCACCACGTCGCGGGAAACATCGATACCGTTGGCGGTCGGTGTGAAGAGGCCCAGAGGCTGGTTCGCGCCGTTGCCGGTGAGGAACGCCTGCTCCTGTGCGATGCCGAGCCCGTATCCGATACGACGGAGGACGAGATCCGCAACTGAGGAGTTCATGCGCAGCAGCTTTTTGGAGACTGCCTCCTGGATGCTGAGCGGCTGCGGTTTCAGTTCGCGCTTGCCGACGACGAGAGCCGTGTCCGCAGTTGCGACCGCGAGTTCAGAGCCCCACACAGCGGCGCTCATGTCTGCGGTCCGAGTGGGGATGCCCAGGCTGATGGCGCTGGTCAACGTGGTTTTGGTGGCCAGCTTGCGGATGAAGACTTCGTTGTCGACCACTTCGATGAGGCGGTTGGCGAATTCTTCCGCAGCGACGAGGTAACCGCCGCCGGTGTCGGAGTCTGACGACAGCGCGTTGCGGATCTCCGCGGAGGCGTTGCCAATGGCAGCAGGGCCGCCCGCGAGGAAGCGGTTCCACACTTCGTTATACTCGGCGCTGGCGCGAATGCCGGTGGGCTTCTTCGCCTGCGGATCGACGGGATCGCCGGGGCGATTGCCGTTGTCGATCGCCGTGACGCCAGCTTCGCGGGCCTCGAGCTTCTCATACATCGCGATCTGCTCGTCGAGCTCGTCGAAGCGGGCATCCATCTTGGCAAGGGATACCTTCTCTTCGGAGTTGACGGCGCGCTTCTCGGCCTCGGCCTTGTTGAGGATGCCGCGGTACTGCTCGGTCAGCGGACCTTTCTCCGCCTTCAATTCGATGCTTTTACGCATAGCTTTTTCCTCCGTGCGCGAACGCACAGTGCTGCGGTTAGGGCCGTTGCGGCGCGCTCACCTGGAACGCGTTGCAGCAGACTCCGGAACTTCCGGTTGTGGGTTGCTAAGCTGCACGCTCGCGGAGCGCCAGCCGTAGTTTGTAGGCTTCAAGGTCCGGGATAAACTCCGGACTCATTTCGGTGTGGTTTGGGCAGGTGCAGCCGATGGCTTCGCAGGGGTCATTTTCACAGTCCGCGCAGCCAGTCTCCGTACAGCCGACGCAATCGCACTCGCACTCGGAATTGACACTTGCATGGGGCTTCTCCTTCTTGAACACGGCCGGAGCATGCTGGAACGCCTTCATGTTGAACTTCTGCGCCAGCGCCTTGGCCTCGGCAACCTCTTCCTCATCCTGGGCGACCGTCTTGGTCGCGAATCCCAGATCAACAGCTTGATCGCCATTCATCCAGGTCTCAGCGTCCATCAGCGCCTTCACCGTCTCGGCATCCTTACCCGTGTGCTTGACGTAGATCTCGCCGATGGTGACCGAGATGGTTTCAATAGTGTCAGCAGCTGCGCGGAGCGCCTGCGCGTCGCCATAGCAGCCCCACATCGCGTTGTGAATCATCAGCACGGCGCCGGTTCCCATGTTGACGGTATCGCCTGCCATAGCGATCACCGAGGCCGCAGAGGCCGCAATGCCGTCAACAAATACCTCGATCGACTTACCTTGCGACCGCAGTAGGTTATAAATCGCCACGCCGTCAAAGGCGCTGCCGCCGGGCGAGTTGATGCGAACCTTGATCGAGTCGAATTTCCCGACATCCTTGATCGCCGCCGCGACCGTGCCCGCCGTGATGCCGCCGCCGCTCCAATAGTTCTCGCCAATCTCGTCATAGATCAGGATTTCGAGAACAGTGGCCTTCATCGCTGCCATAAATGCACGTTTCATCGGTTATTTACCCCTCGCAAGCACTTCTTTTATGCAGCGTTCCAGCTCCAAAGCGGCCATTTCATCGGCCTTTTCCGCGGCCCAGTTAGCGGAAAGCGCGCCCAACTCCGCTGCATGCGCCTGTGCAAACAGCCCCATCGCGGTAGAAACTGAGCCCAAAACGCACTGAATCACGTTCAAAATGGGCTGCAAAAACGCAGTTTGCGCATACTTTTGCCGGTCCGGAGCCTTGCGATTGACCACACGGCCCGTTACATCGCGGAAAAAACGGAGATTTGCGTCGCGAACCCGTTGCAGCGGCTCGCCGGCGGGATCAACCTCCGAATTGTCGATATGCAGCTTTCCGATCTGGCTCAGCGGGACCATGTTCATCGGAACGAAGTACTCGTCGCCGCCTTCGATGATCTCTTCGTTCTCGCTCTCCTTGATCTCGTTGGGCGACATCGATGCAGTCTGAAAGCGAGCCTGGTACCATGCCGATCGAGCCGCTGTGTCGCCGCGCAACATGCCCTTGATCTCGAACTCGATGTAAACCTTCCCTTTTTCGCCCGGCAACAGCAGCCGGCGGTTGCAGGCCTGCTCGATGCGTTCCAGCCAGGGTGCAATGCAGTCGCGCAGGAACTCCAGATCCTGCTGCTCGATGTTCGAGAACGTTGCGCGGCTGAGATCGCCGATCTTGTGCGGCGGTACCCGGAACAAACCCGCAATCTCCGCCCGCTGAAACTGCCGCGTCTGCAGAAACTGCGCATCTTCCGGAGGAATCGTGTTTGTCTCGAAACTCATGCCCTCTTCGAGGACGGCCAGACGATGCGCATTTTCGACGCCGGAATGCTTCTCTTCGAACTGCTCTTTGAGCCGCGTGGCGGCCTCTTTGCTGATGTTTCCGGGATGTTTGAGGAAGCCGCCGGAGTGCGACCCGTTGCCAAAGAACTTCGCGCCGAAGAGTTCTGTCGCCTTGCTGAGACCGAGCGACTCGCGGTGCAGCGTGATGGGCGAATAGGCATGCACGCCGTCACGGGTGAGGCCGGGGATATAGAGAATTTCATCGTCCCAGTACTGGACTTCGGGATCGCTCATGGTTCGCGCATAGAACCACATCACGCCATCCTTCACTTCGAGGCGGCAATGGTCGGGACGGATGGGCCAGAGCGCCACTACCTGGCCGGCCTTGTTGCGCTGGATATAGCTGAAGTGCTTGCCCCAGATATTAAGGTTCGAGACCAACATCTCGCGGTAAGTGAACGAGGTCATATGCTCGTTCGGTTCGTCGTGCAGCAGGAAGTAGAGCGGGTGCGACTTCAGCTCCTTACGGCCGCGCGGAAGCGCCTGGTAGACCTTCCATGGCATCATGGCAACGGTCTCGCGGATGACGCGATCGCACTTATACACGTCGGAGACCGTCAGTGCGTTGTACTCATTGATAGCGATGCCGGAGGCCGTCTCCGAGAGCGCCATGAGGCGCGTCAGCCATCCCGACGGCGACGAAAGCGAATCGCCGGGAATACTCAGCGCGTTACGAATGTTCGAGAAAAGTCCCATTTACTCGCCTGTCTTTTTCTTGTTTCCGGGAGCGAACAGCGCACAAAGAATCAGAGCGAAGCCGGCGGCGATGACTGCGGCCGGCCGCGAAATCATAGCCAGTCCAGCCACCGTCAGCGCCAGGCCAGCAATACCGATGCAATCTCTCACAGGATCAGCACTCCGCGTTCTTCGTAAATAGACTTCTTTGCAATAGGTGCGCAGTATGCGCGATTCATGGCGGTGATCAGGGCGGCAACGGGATCGATCTTCAGCGCGTCGTTTTTGCCGCGGCGAGGAAAGAGGCTTTCATTCTGACCGGCGCGAACTTCGACGTTGGACATCGCCCAGGTGAGCACCGGGTCTCCGTTGTAATGCAGGCGTCCGCTGTAGCAGGCGGCCTGCAACTCCTTCATCGGGTCGGACAGATACTGCGTGGTCTGCGGAATGGTGAGAACAACATCCTCGCCGTACTTGGCGGTAAGCTCCTGCTGCATCTGCAGGGCACTCCAGGGATCGAATGCGATGGCCTGCATGTCGTAGAGCTCGGCATCCTTCTCAATGTCGCGCTGGATCTGCGAGAGCCGGATCTCCGCGCCGTCGACCGCGATGAGCGACTTATCGTGCACCCATTGCGAGTAGTGATTGTGGTCGCCATCGTTGATGGTCTGCTTGGGCGCATAGTGGTAGCCGAAGACGTAGTAGTGATCCCGATCGATCACTTCGGCGATGCCGGTCTCGGGATCGATGACGGTGTCAGTCTGGCTGCGCTTGAAGATGAGGGCGCGCGAGGCGAGATCGATCTTGGCGGCCAGATCGGAGCCCTGCCAGCATGGCAGGCCGCGAAAGTCTTCGATGCGCATCGTCTTGTCGGCGCATGCGCGAAACTTTTCCATGTTCATCCAGGCGACGGCCTGATTCATCCACAAGCCAAAATGCTTGGTGAGGATGGCGTTGGCCTTGTGCGCGAAGTCGATGGCGGACTGCTGACGCGCGCGAAGATATTCCCAACTTACCGAGACGCCCACGTTAGGGTTGGCCTTGGCGATGCCGATGTCAGTCTTCCACTCGTCCGTATTGTCGACGGTGTAGATGATGCCGAACTGCTCGTCGTTGGGGATGATTCCAGCGAGGATCTTGATCATGTCCTCGCGCAGCAGGTAGCAAGGGCCACCGACATTGAACCCGGCGGTGGTGATGACGAACAACAGCGGCTGTTCGCGAGCGCCCATACCCGATTCCATCGCATCGAGCAGGATCGAGTCTGCGTGTTCGTGGTACTCGTCGACGATGGCGCAGGACGGACTGGAACCGTCGCCAGGGTTCTTGACCAGCGGCTCGAAGCGGCTGCCGTCGGTGCGGGTCAGACTTTTCTTGTTGACCTCGACGCCAAAGGCGCGGAGATACCCATGCGAGCGCATCGCCATGAGGCGGGCAGGACGGAAGACTTCCATCGCCTGCTTCTCCTTGGTGGCGCCGGAGAAGACTTGCGCGTCGCTCTCGCCGTCGCAGGCGAGCATGTAATTGCCGACCATGGCGGCGAAGGTAGACTTCGCGTTCTTGCGGTTGACCTCGATGTAGACCTTGCGGATTTTGCGCAGGCCGGTGGACTTGTGAACCCAACCGAAGATGCAGCAGGCGATGAAGCACTGCCAGGGTTCGAGGATGATGCGGTTGTCCTGGCCGCGAACCCGCTTGGCCCACTTGCCGGAGACGTGCGGGAACTTGCTGGCGATCCAGCAGAAGCGGTTCGCCTGCCCCTCGTCGAAGCGGTAGGGATAGACGGGATCGTCAGAGCTGCGCAGATCGTCCAGGTGACGCTGGCAGGCCTGGCGGACATAGAGGCAGGCAATGATGTCGCCCGCGACCACGCCGCGTGCGTAGGCCATCGCCTTCTCAACATAGGGGCTACTGTACGCGTACTCCGAGGCCGGTATCGCCGGCGGCGGCGTCTTCCCACTCGTCTTCTTCCTGCTCGGTCGTTTTGACCGCGTTGCTGAGGACTTTGGAGCGAGAGCCGTCTCCGCCGAGTCCGAGGCGGTCGAGATATCCAGCGTATTGCGCAAAATCACCCGTCCTGGCCGTTGACCTGTTGCAACGTACCCGCAGCTGGCACGTCGCGATAAACAGACCGCGATGCGCGGCTGTGATCAGGAACCCTTCGGTTTCCCGTAGTAACTCTTTCCACGCCGCGTTCAGCTTGAGGCTGTCCGCGCCCTGCTTCCACTCGTCAGGAGGAGGGCCGAGATCACCCTTGGGTTGAGGCTCCGCAGCGCGAGCTCGTCCACGCGCAGGATTCTTGTCAAAGGAGCCCTTGCGTTCGAGTTCGGCGGTAGACTTGGGCCTCGCGCCCATGGCAATTACCTCGCTGGGATGGCCTTTCCTCGCGCTGGAAGCGCGGCTGGTGCTGTCTCGGGGATAATCGAGACGTTTGAAAGGATAGTAAGTTGCTGATTCTCAAACCAAAACGTGTTTTCTGTGGATGCGTAAATTTGGC